TTTTAAAGTGTACTCATAGTTTCCTTCTGCTATATCTACTAGCTTAGAAATATTTATATTGTTGTTACCTGCTCCGCTAATAGTAATTCCACTACCAACAGAAGCACTCCACAAAACAGTTGTTGAGCAACCCTGCGTAACTTCTACATCTACATCTGCAGTAGATAGGTTTATAGCGTTGCCGTCTAAGGTTAATGCTAAAGTCTGAACCCAGTAGTCACCTTTTACTATTTCTATATCTAAATCTGCAGGTTTAAAATCGCTTGTCATGGTATTTGGCATCTATTGTTTATACTCGGCAGTGTAATGCTTACATCAAGCCTAACCCCTGCTAAGTAATCGGGTTCTGCTTCTCTAAAAAACGTAACGTTTATATTATCACTAGTAATCCACTCATTAGAAGGAGTTCTTAACCTCGCTACAATATCCTCTGCTACTAAACTCATATCGCTTAAAACTTCTTGTGCTCCAGTTTCTAGTAAGTGTCTATCTAGTAAATAAATGCTGAAACTAAAAGATAATTGCTTAGCTAAAAAGTTCCCTCCGTCTAAGTCGTAGAACATAGCAGGGTAAACCACATCTGCATCATCTAGCTTGTCTGCGAAGTCCCCGAAGATTACTGTGTTTATCTGTGGGTGGCTCGTTCCGTAGCTGCTTATTTGCGATATGATTTGATTTAAGGTCATTTTTAGCTAGATATATTTTTAGTTTTTCTTGATTTTTTAAGTTTGCTTTTTTACTCATATTATAGATTTTCGTCTTTGCCAATATAACTTTCTGGCTTCTGATAATCTTTTTTTAGTTTCTTCTGAAACAATTTTATTTTTTTGATATTGTCTTACTTTTTCTTTTTCTTCGTCAGATAGCTTTTTACCTAAATGACTTAAACTTAACTTTTGTTTATGCTCCTCTGTTCTAACTCTACTTTTAAATTTCTCTATGGTTTCTGGCTTATGCTTTCTACCAATATTTTTTAGCCTAATAGTTTCTAGACTTTCTTTTGATAGATTTAAAAAACCTTCTCCTCCGTCTGTTTGATTTACTAACTCACCTAATCCCAAATCTTTTCTACCATAAAAATCTATTAAATATTTTTCTATTGATAGTGCTTCCTCCCAAATTATATCTTTATGTGTTACTTCTGAATAATATCCATATTTATTTACAATTCCTTTCCAATGGTTATTTCTTTTATCTTTAGAATTAACCCTCCTTTCAGTATTTCCTACACCAACGTAGAAAATCTGATTATTGTCTTTTCTTTTATGTAAATAAACTAAAGCCATTAATCACAACATTTTTGTGGATTATCGCCTTGATAAAGTTCCCTAAATATCTTTTCACCTTTGCAGCAGTATGGGTCGCTTAACCAAATAGAAGCCGTATAGCCGTCATTCTCTGGCTTTATAGCGTCAAATCCTGCTCCGTAGTTTAGATATTCTGGATAAAGTGTTTGATTTTGTTTTAAATATTTAATTAGTCTTTGCTTATAGAACTCTGCTCTTGCCTTATATCTATTAGCAATATCAATCATATCTTGCATAGAAGGAAGTTCTGTATTATCTGAACTCTTCCTAACTAAGCCCTTATTATAAAACTGATAAGACAAGCCTTGAGGTAACTCACTTAGAACATAGTTAATCAAACAGTCTACTATATAATCGTCAAGTAGTGACTTTTCGTCACAGTTTAAATTTCCACAATCTACACCATTCTGCAATCTTTCGTAAAGGCTAGTACCCAACGCAGGTAGGATATACATATCTTGACAAGTTTTTATTTCTGGCAAGATTAGTTTTTCGTCTACGTTGTTATGCAGTCCGCTTCTGTCCTTAATTGTCTCTACTGATATAAATAAAATATTAGCACTCATTTCTTTTTATTTTCTGGTAACCACATTTGATACCCAACGATGTCTGCAAGAAGGAGAATGGTCTCCGTCTGGTTGTGTCCACCAACCACCTCTTCTATCCCATACAGAATAACCAAGCCTTGCACTCATTTGCTCAATCTCTGACCTAGAATACATTTTATTTGCTTGTAACAAGTACTTGCAAAACTCCCTAGAAGTAGCTTTATCTTTATTAGAATAACCTTGTATCCACTCGTAAGAATATCTTATTAGAAATTCTGTAGTTTTAGGTTTAATCTTTTCTACTATATCTCTTAAAGGTTCGGTTAGTTGTCTTTCAATAACTACGTTAGAATCTATTCCTTCGCCTATTGTGTATTCTGTAGCGTTAATAAATCCCCTCTTTTCTAGTGCAGTAATGATTCTTTTAACCACTCCAACATCTTCCTTTAAAGTGTCTGCAATAACCTCTGGAGTTATTCTTTTGTCTTTGCTTATCAAATCTAGAACGTCAGACTGTAATTGTGTTACATCTGCAAAAAGTTCCATATCCTCAAAATAAGATTTCTGCTTCCATACTTCAAACTCTGACTTGTCCTCACCAAACTCAAAAAATACAGAATAGGCATCTGCTAATTCAACGGGTGCTAACTCTGGAGCAGTTTGTGCTGGTTGGTATTTAGTCATATCAATACCAATCTTTTCAAGAATCCACTCTTTTGGTGCAACTTGTAACAATACAGATTCGCTAAATTCTATTCCGATAGGCTCTGTAGGTATAATCCTCATTTCCTCACTATAGCCAAAATAACCAGCCATAGTGTTTATAAATGATTCTAAGAATTGCTGCTTACCATTTACATAAGTATGCTTGAAAATCTCATAACCATCTCTCATTTCAGTTCTAGTGCCTAGCTTACCAGCTACCGCAATACCAAAAATAGAAGGAGTTGTAACTTGGTGTCCAGAGAATATATTAGTTTGAATCAACTCGTCAACCCTTCCAAAATCTTCCTTAGTTAAATCTGATTGCCCTAAATCGTCTACAATAGGCTTTCTAGAAGCATCGTTAACAAATGACAACATATACTTAACTCCGTCAGAGCCAGTATAGGTATTTTTAAACTTCCTATGGATTTCATTCTGCTCCTCCCTTGAAGGTGTTCCGTCTGGTAGGGTAATTAGTTTACTAGCACTAAACCCAGTCTTAGCATTGCCTAGAACGTGCTTAGAAACCTCTATATCACTCTCAATATAGTTAAGAGCACCAAAGTACACTGGCAAAGAATAAACGCCTATATTCGGTCTATATTCCTTTAGATAGATAATCTGTTTCCCTTGTGGGACTTTAGGATTAAAAGCAGGATAAACAAATTCAGTCTTTTCTTTGTAATCTTTCCAGTTTTCTTTATACCAGAACTGCGTATTATCTTTATTTGTGCGTATTTTAGTATAATCAATATGCCACATTTCAGCAACCTTACCTAGTCCCCAAATAACCTCAATATAAGCCCCACCAAATAACTCCAAGTCCATTGAAATCTTCCTAGTTAGGTCGTTTAAGTTTTCAGACCTATTAGGCTTTTCTATAAATTGGTCATTACCAGTCCAACCATTTCCGCAGATGTAGTGTACTTTATTTCTTACAATAGCGTTATGCTTAGCAGACTTGTTAAACAACTCTACCAAGTACAAAGGATAATCATTTTTATCCCCATACTCCATATAACCCTCTTTCTTCTTTTCTCTGTATTCGGGTTGCTTAGCCTCTGCAAATTGAACTAATATAAAATTTTCTCCAGTTGTCATTGTCTTACTTTAAATGTATCGTTAGTTTGATATTCAGTATAAACAACTTCTGCTTCATTTAGCCACATAATTCCACTCTCTAACTCGTTTAGTCCTGCTATATCTTGATTGCTTGTACTTGTCTGCTCGTAAACTGAATAACTATATTGTCCTCTAGGTTTACTAGAAAAGTATTTATCTACCTTGATAGAAAATTTATTATACCTTTCCTTGTGCGAAGATACATCTGCAGCGTTCAATAACACAAACTTTACATCTGTATTAGTAGACCTATTTTTAAAAACGAATAAATAGTTAGGAGTGCTTAACGTTTGCTTTTCCGTTAAGGTTAAATAGATGAACTGCGTTACTCCTTTAGTTAATTGTATCATTCTTATATAAATGCTGAAACCAAAGGTAATTAACAAAAAAAGCCCCTGCACTTGCAAGGGCTAATTATACTAAACCAACTGCTTACGATAATAGACCAGTAATGATTGAGGAACTAACCTCTGGTGCTAGAGCAGGTTCTTTACCCGTAAAGGTTAAAGTATATCCGCTTCTGTCACCCATTGCAGTACCAGAACCACCAGAACCTGCAGTGATGTCAAGTCCTCTAGTTTGTCCTAAGTACCAATACTTTCCGTTGTTATCTTTTGCGATAGCTAACAAAAGATTCTGTGCAAGAAGCAAAATCTCATTACGAGTGTTTGCTTGTAGTTTGTTAAGGATAACAGTCAATTCTTGCTGATAGAAAATAGAACCATTCTCTACAGAAGCGTTAACATTCTCAACAAAGCTAGAAGTTTCTTTTACAAGTTCATACTTGTAGAAACGCTTACCAGCCGCTTTTGTTATAGCAGTGATAACACCAGAAGCCTCTGTAGTTGCGGTTACGTCTGCTTTAGCAATGAAAAGCACTTCAGTAATACCACCGAGTGAATCTTTGCAATCTAGAACATAACCTTGTGTTAAAGCACAAGCCATAATTAATATTTTATAAAGTTAAAAAATAGGGGGATATTTCACCCCCTATATAATTAGTATGCGAACTTAACAATCTCGTCAGGGAAGGCGAAGTTAACACCCATCTTGAACTCACTTACGAAACGTACTTGGTCTGCTTCTTTTGCGTAGAAGATTTCAAACTTTTCTTCTTCGTTCAAAAGGTCAGTACCCAAGAACAAGTTAGACAATCTCATTGCATAAATCTTGTTAGTTCCGTTAAGACCTTGAACCGCTACAACCTTAATGGTAGTGCCCGGCAGGATAAACTCGTTATCAGCCTTAACATCGATTGAGTAGTGGAACAAATTGCTATTCTTCAAAGCGATTGTGTAAGTACGGAAAACATCCATACCGCAGAAGATAGTTACATCGTCTTCTGAAACAATCTGTGCAGGAATAGCTCTGTAAACACCATCAAAGATAGATACTACGTTAGCTGCAGTGATTGAAGACAAAGGAGCACCAGAGATGAAAGTAGAAGTGTTAGCATCTACAACACCAGAAGCAGCACCTACCAACTTAACCAAACCATCAAACTTATTCAAGTTTACGTTTACGCTAGTTGTATCACCTTGCCACAAAGCAATCTCAAGTTGAGAAGCGATACGCTTAGCTTTCTTGTCTGTGAACTCTTGCTCAAAAGGAATAGCGTCATACATTGAACCAGTAGGCAAAGCCTTCTGCAAGTATTTTGCTTCCAAATCTTTAGGGCAAAGAGCCTCATTTACTTTGATTTTACCAACAGTCACAGTTCTTTGAGTGAATGAAGTAGAACCAGAAGCGTTAAATCCACATGAGCCACCAGCTTGGAAGATTGCGTCTGTGTCCATGATGTTGATGGTTTCAGAAGATTTCACTCCCACCATAACGTTACCTGCACTCTTAATCAAAGAGGCAGTCTTAGCACCGAGAACCGAACTTGTTACAAGTAGGGCTTCGTTTTGTTCTGTGTAGTCTGCGAGTGCAGAAACATTAAATGCCATTTTTCTTAGTTTTTATTGTTTAAAATTGCGTTGCGATATTTAGCAAGTCTGTCAAACTTGATGTCTTTTGTAGATTCAAATTTAAAAGACTGTGTTTTTTCTATTGGGTCTGCTTGAGGAACTTTTGCAATTTCTTCAATCAACTCAATTACTTGTGCGAAACCTTGTGCAGCCTTCTTTTCAAATTCAGCTAGTTTAGATTTAAGGTCTGCGTTTTCTTTTTCTAGGGCAGATACCTTGTCTTCCATCTCACCCATTTTTTCATCCATCTTCTTATTACCTGCTTCGATTTCAATCTCTACTGGCTCTTCTTCTACTTTGATTTCGGTAATCTTGCCACCTTCAGTAACGATAACTTGACCATCTGCTAACTTGTGTTCAGCATCTGGAGCAGGGTTACCATCTTCAAGAACAACCTCACCACCTACTTCAAGTGATGAAATCATAACTTTAGTTCCGTCTTCTAAAACGTATTCAGCCATCTCTACTTTCACTTCTTCTTCCTTCTCTGGCATTGGCTCTGGCATATCTTCAAATAATGCCCTAATCTTTAAAATTGCTTCTTTCGGATTCATGTTTATATATGTTTATATGTTAAAATAGTTATCACTTAACTTGTGCTAATATTTTCTTTATCTCTTCGTAAATCTTATCTTCTTTCCTTTCAGCCTTTGCATATTCAAACACTCCCTCTACAGAAAATCCTTTAATGTTACCTTCCTTAACCTCATTCCAAGCATAGTCATTATCTACTTTCATTGAACCGAACCAAGAACCATCTGGGGCATCTTCAAAACCTTTCATAGGCATAACACCTCTTTCCTTATCACTTATAAAAGATTCAAATAAATAAACATCTTCTAGTTTAGTGTCTTGATTGTGCTGGATGTTTACGTTAGCTTGATAACCCTTTTTGAAATACCTCTGCACTATTTTAAAAATAGTTTCCTTAGAGAATACAACATAGTAATCGCCATGAGTAACATCACTCCTAAAAATCGGAGTA